AAATAGTAGCCTTCACAATACGTCCACTGTGATTGAACTCTGTTCCTGTTGGAACAAACTCCATAGCTGCTGCACCTACTGCATCACCATCAGCGTAGGCTCCTGTATCTACTACTGGTACTACTTGTATTTCTCTGTAACTCATAATATTCTCCTATAATATTTCTTCAACTGTAATAGTGATATCTACAGCCCAATAATCTTCTGCAGCCCATGGGATTGGTCCCATCTGTACTGCGACTCCTGATATAGAACTGTTGTCTGTTGGACAGCGGTTGTCTTTCACTAATACCAGATAATCTTTTATATAGTCTACCATATCTTCAGCATAATCCTGTATCCCTGCACCAGCTGATAAAGGTGCCCATAAGCATAGGTCTCTAATCACCCATGTAATCTTATTAAGGCTTCCTAGAGCGACAAACTCTAGCTCACCACTTGTAGATGGTAAAAGCATCCTAACAGGTAAGTCGCCTTGGTTTATGCTAAGTTTTACTTCCTCTATATTTCTTGCTGTTACTCCAGTAATAGACATACCAGATAAACTTGTGTAAATCTCACTTATTGCACTAGCCACTAGTATACCCGTACCTTTCTGTAAGGAGCAAGTATAGTTACTACATCCTGTGGTAATCCTTGAGGTAATAGTACTTGTCCTTCAGGTGTGATAATAACTGCATCACCTCGGTTAGTACTTCTCATATCATATAACCACTGTGTAAGCCTCAAAGAAGCTTGTTGGATGGCTGTTGGTGCTGTTTTACTATAACCCCAATATCCTGAGACTGTTACTGCTGTACTGTTCCATGCACCTTCTGTTAGGAAAATAGCATAGTTTGGGTCATCGTTCTCAGGTAAGTATAGTACTGTAGGGCTGTCTGTAATATACATAGCTTCACCTACAAGGTCTTCATCTAAGTAAAGTGTTTGATTTGCAAATCTACTTGGATAGTTAGTATATCTAGAAAAAGTACGTCCCGTTACTGTACTTACATCAAATACTCTACCAGTGTAATCGTTCACAATAGTATAAGCTGAATCTATTAAATCCTGTAGTAATCCATCTTCTGAATCTGTATCAAAATCTTTGTAGGTTTTGAATCCACTAAGTGTTATATATGTCATAAATAACTCCATGTAAGGGAGAGGAAGAACGAATCTCCCTCTCCTATTAATCTAAATAGTCCTAGCTTAGGTGTCGATGTATGAAACGTTACCCAGTACTTGGATAACTTCACAGTCGGCACGGTAAGATGGGAAGTAACGAACTCTACCGTTCAGAGCATCACCGTAAGGGTCAACTTTGATGTTCAGTCCACGTCTTTCAACGTAAGCAATCGCATCAGGGTCTACCATAGTCATAACCATACCAGTATCACCAGTCACTGGGAAGTTACTATTCAACCAAACTTTCTTGCCATACAGAGTGTTAAACTCTCTACCTGAGAAAGCTGGGAAGTCACCGAAGTCTCTAGTGCTAGCAGAAGTCAGTGCACGTAATAGTCCCATCTGTTCTTGGTTCATAAGGATTTGAGCGTTTTCTGCCCAAGGTTCTGTCATGCTGAACATATAAGCATCAATCTCAGCAGCCGTAAACGAACCAGTGGAAGCACCTTCAGTATCAGTTGCGGCTAGTTTAGTATAAAGTTCTAGGTTTTCAGTCAGTGCCCACTTACGAGCAACTAACTTAATGAAGTAAGGTTCAAAGATACTTGTATCTTCTAGCATCTCTTCGGTTATTGAAATCATAGAACCTCTCTTGACCATAGTAGCAGTCACTGTCTCGAAAGCAGGTTCGTTCTCGATATATGGTCCTTCTTCATCAATAGCAGCAAATACACCCATACCACTGTTTTCACGAGGGATACGTAGTGTTAAGCTATCGGTATACATCTTTGTGATACCCATCTTAGAAATAAGAGAATATTCGTCTTTTAGACCAACAATCTTATTGTAAACTGGGAGTGGGATAAGTGGTCCACCTTCTAGTGCTTGAGTTTCCTCAAGTACACGTACAGCTCTTGGAGCCTGTAGAGGGTGAGTCATATTCCAATAAAAGTTCTCGCTTTCTTCACTATCAGCGTCAAGTTGTCTTTTGGACTCTTTTCCACCGATGTTAAAGGTAGCAAGGTACTTTTCGTCACCTTTCATATCAGCTTCGATTTGTGCTCTCATAGCCACTTTCTCAGCTTCTTTTGATGCTAGTGCAATCTCTCTAGCTTCAAGAGCATCTGCAACAGCTTGTTCAATCTCGTTCATAATATTATCCTTCTTATTAGTTTTAGTTTGTCGTATAGCTTCATCTTCCTTATGCTCACCGCCCTCGAAAGGATAATCTATATTTCGTTCTGTAAATAAAGCCCTCACAGGCATCAATACTACTGCATCATCGGAAACAGGTACCATCTTGTCTCCTAGTTTGAATAGACTTAGTTCAGATAAAGCCCATGTAAGCACTTCACCTGTAGTCTTGTTGTGTCTTTCTAAGTAGTTCATACTACCAGTAGAAGCTCTTGCTGAACCATCTAAGGCAGATTCCCAAACTAAATCACTCAACTGTGAGTCATCTAGTTCAGCTTTCATCCATACACCCTTCTCATCTATCTTAGAAACAGTTGCTGTTCCTATACTCTTAGGTTTATCCATAGTTCTCCCAAGTGGGGAATAACCATGACCATATAGTAAAGGTACTTGTCTACCTATTTCAGTCATAAAATCTGTGTTAGGAGAGAAGTATTGCTTTAGCCTATCTAGTTTTATAGGACTACCATAAGGTGCAGCTAATACTTCTAGTACTCTCTTTCCATCTTCTGAAAAGGTTCTTATTGAACCACCTTCTCTTAAGTTTAGTTTTTCCATCTATGTTCTCCAAATCCTATCTATTTTATCTGATAGTTTCTTCATAAGCTTGTCTGTTTGTGTTGAAGCTACTTCAAATAGTCTCTTCCATCCTGTAGCTCTATGAGTTGCAGTTTGTTCTTCACCATGTACATATCCTGCGTAGCTTGCATAGTTCTCTACTTCAAGTTTCATATCCCATACTTTACTCTGCCAACTTCTACCTAATCTACCTGTTCTACGTGAGTTAGCTGTTGGAGGTGGATATGCTCCTGCTTTCTGTATAATACTAGCTCCAAGTGGGTCTAGCTCACCTCTGAGTAGATTCTTTAGCTGTAAAGCTTTCAGGTCTCTCTTCAGTTCTGCTAAGTCACTGGCTCTTATCTCTGCTTTTATCATCTAAAACTTGCTCTCACTGCATCTGCTGTATCAGCCTGAGCTAATCTAAGGTGCAATAAACGTTGTTTATCTTCACTTATAGTATCACTTTCAAACTCTACATCAGCTTTATCACCTCGTTTGAGTGCTTTCATGGATTTCTTCTCCCATGACCTTAAAGCTTGCTCATCTTCTTCTGGTTCTTCTATAGGAGCTGCACTCTCTTCAATACCCATCTCTAGTCTGTAGTATTCATCGTTGATAATACCTCTATCGAACATACTACCTAATCTAGCTTCTTTCAGGCTTGAATCTTCTTGTAGAATCTGTAGTTCATCTTCTGCGAACTCAAATACTATGTTAGGGTCTATTTGTGATATAAAGTCTTGATTAATAATACCTGCAAAGTACTTAGCTCTAGGTAAGATTACATCTTCAATAAGGAACTTACGGCTCTCGGCTAGGTTCTCATATGTAGCATCTACAAGACTTCCTACTAATAGTTTAGGAACTCTCATACCTACACAGATATCGTCTCTAGCTTGGTCTCTAATAGCAACAATAGCGTTCTCTTGCATATTAGCAGCAATAACGTTAGCTTTCATATCGTCACCAACTACTGCTACTTTAGCTCTATTCTTTACACCTCTGAATCTAGCGTTCCACCAGTGTATAAATCTATTAATCTCTTCCTGTGGGATATATTTTTTAGTTTCAAAAACTATACCAGGTATAGCACCGTTCTTGAAGTGTGCTTCTATGTGTTGTATTGCTGCAAACTCGGTGTCAATAGCGTTCTGAATAATCTTCATAGCAGGAATACCAACGTTTAGCTGGTCATCAGGGTTATACTCTCTAAAGTATATAACATCATCTCTACTAAAGTTTCTTCGTACTGTAGTACCATCTGCTTGGTCTAGAGTCTGCTTGAAGTAACTAATACCACTGTTGTTAGATACAACCTCTATAGTTTGTGGATTTAGGCGTTGTAGTATATCTACATCTTTCAGCCAATAAGCTGCACCAAACATCAAAAGGTCTACTTCTGATGCTGCTATAGCTTCTATCCAGTTACTTTCGGGACCAAAGGTTTGTAGCATATCTATAATAGGATGTTTCTCTATAACCTTTCCCCTCTTAGATACTAATCTCCAAGGTAAGTTACTTAGCTCAGTACCTCTGATATCCATACAGGCATACGCCCATGCACTTCTACTGTACTGTTTGTTGTCTGTTCTTCTGCCAGTGACCAGTTCATAGCCACCCCCATAGAAATCAGGGTTATCTACTACTCTTCTGGCACTATATATTTTGTTTTCTTCCATACTTACTTTCTCCTAGCTTTGGTCTTCCAACCTCTTTGTTTTCCAACTTTTTTATCCAGTTACAGTTAGCACATAGAAGTTGGTAGTTACCCAAAGGTTCTAATCCTTGTGCTATAAGTCTAGTTAGTGTTCTACTAGGACGTTTTCTTCTATCTTCTGCACCAGAACCATCTATATGGTCTATTTGTAGTGCACGAAAGTCATCATAACCACAGTGTACACACTTTCCACCCATAATCTCTATGGCTTTGATTCTATAAGCGTCACGTACTTCTTTATCATGAGCACGTTTATATTCTTTGTTTCTAGCCCAGGACTGTCCGTTGAGTTCCAGAGTTCTCTCATAGTTCTCTGCTCTCCACTTCTTGTTATGTGCTACTTTATCTTCTTTGTTTTTGTAAGGCATATTTTATTCCTATGCTAGTGTAAAGCGTCCTGTGAGAGCCTGGTGGAGCATCAACATACGGGCTATGACAGTATCATCATTTAAGCCGTAAGGGGCGTTATATGTTCTATTTCCTGATGGTGTTACTTTCATCTCATAACTCTCCAGTTCGTTCCATGCTATCTCATTCTCTAACCACTTCCATGAACCTTGTGAGAAACATAGCCTTAAACCCTGAACAATAGAGCCTTTACTTGTGTTACTCATGTTGAATCCGTTCACTGGTATACCATCTATCCTTAGTTGTTCTATGTTAGGTGTACCTATGCTGTTACTTTCTGCCAGCAGTTCTACGTTCATCTCGAACTTATCTAATATATTGGCTAATATGTCTCTTTGTGCTGCATATTCTATCTTATTCGTTCTTTCTAGCCATATTTCCTTCTGACATGTAGCACAGCCTATACTCATCACTGTAAAGTCGTTCTTCTGTCCCCAATCTATACCTGCTACTAATCTGTGGTGTCCATGTAGGGTTATAAGTGTGTTTATATCTAATCCCTTGTAGAAGTCATCTTTGTTGAGAGAAAACACGGAGCCTTCACCTGGTATGAACTCTGCTAGTATCTCTTGTCTATAGTCTAGGTCAGTCATATCCTTTGTCAAATCATCTAAAGCTTCTTGACTCAGGTGTGGATTCTCCA